AGCAGGAGGAGCAGCAGGAGGAGCAGCAGCAGGAGGAGCAGCAGCAGGAGGAGCAGCAGCAGAAGGATGTATAATGTCTTTAGTTGGTATTTTTACGATCGAACCCTTACCTGTGATACCATCTATCTTAATTACATGTTCTGTATTAAGGTCTAAAAGTATAGTTCCTTTCTTTATAACACCATTATGATTAAATTGTACTGCAGTACCCCGTGTATAGCCTCCGCGTTTTGGGCGTGTCAATTCGCGTTGATTCACCGTTTTTTCCTCTTCTTCATTTTCTACTGTTATTATATCTCCTTGTATTTCTTTTATGACATATTCCTTTCCATCATGAATTACATTGTCGCCCACTTTAAATGTGGATTGAAGATGTGCATTATATTCAATTTGAAATTGATTCTTATCTGTATATGGCCATATAGGGTGTGTATTTATGGATGCTAAATATTTATATACACTTACATTATTGTATAAATAAACATAATCATGTAATAACTTTGGAGAAATATGAATATTCTTGGCTTTTAATAGTTCAGGTGTAATGGTAGAACTATCTACATCGGACGATTCCGGTTGGTGTTCTTTCAATAAATCTCGCAGTTGTATTGCAAATTGTATTTGTTTATCAAGAATGTCTTCATCTACATCTTCAGGAAAAAAATTATCATCAAAACTCATTGCATAATAGAACATGCCTTTGATATCACCCGTTGCGTTACATACAACTAAAAATACAAGCAATGGGTCAACCCGCTGATACGTTTCTGGGTATATAGGTACCGGGTCTATAGTTGCTGGGTCTGTCTGTGCTGGCTCTTTCGGTGCTGGGTCTGTCTGTGCTGGCTCTTTCGGTGCTGGGTCTGTCTGTGTCGGCTCTTTCGGTGCTTGGCCTATAGTTGCTGGGTCTGTCTGTGCCGGCTCTTTCGGTGCTAGCTCTATCAACTGAGACGGGTCCATACTCTATCTTTATATATTCTTCCATGGAAACTTACATAAAGATAAAATTGATATGTAAGAATTGTAATGATGAACCCGACAATGGATCGTTGGGCTCCTATTCGTGCCTTTTTTGGCGCGTCCCACTTGGAACGATTGGTAGAACACCAAGTGGGGTCCTACAATCAATTCATCACTTCCTATTTGCCTCAGACCATTGAACAATTCAATCCTGTGGTCATTCATTCGGACCAGTATTACAACAAAGACCTTAAGAAGCACAGTTTGGAAATTCATGCACGATTTACCAACTTACAGTTGAGTCGGCCTCAAATTTTTGAAAACAATGGGTCTACACGAATCATGTTTCCAAGAGATGCGCGAAACAGGAATTTCACGTATTCGGCTACGGCGACTACCGACATTCACATTCAGTGTATTGTAAGGACAGGTCCTGAATTGGAAGAGGTCCAATATTTCAATCATGTCATTCCTGGAGTTCACATCGGCAAGATTCCCATCATGCTTCGTTCCTGTCTCTGTGTGTTGACCCAGAATCCTCACCTGAACAGTGATGCCACGGGAGAGTGTCCGTATGACCCCGGTGGATACATGATCATTCACGGTTCGGAAAAGACGATTTTAGGACAAGAACAGACGGCATTCAACAAAATCTACATTTTCCCGGCTACCAATTCGCAAAAGTATGTTCTCCAAGCGGAGATGAAGTGTTCAGCAGACACTCGGCGCATTTCCCCAAAACAGGTGAACCTCTTCATGACAAAATTGCCTACCGGTGAACACATCCTTCATGTAAATCTTCAGCGAATCAAAAAGAACATTCCTTTGTGTGTGCTCTTCCGGGCCATGGGTAAAATAACCGACAAGGAAATCTTTCAACTCGTCTCCCTCAACACGGACGATGAAGAATTGGCAGCTCTCTTCAAAGGAACCATCTCGGAAGGGTCTACCTGTTTGACACAAGAAGATGCTTTCGCCTACCTATCTGCCAATCTTACCTATTCGCCGTATGACCGTCATGGACGAAAGTCGGTTTATACCATGGACATGTTGATGGCGGATTTGTTCGCGCATTGCAAAACACTGGAACAGCGAATCTATTTGTTGTCCTACATGACGAACAAGTTGCTCTCGTGCATGTTGAAACGCATCCCATGCGATGACCGCGATTCTTACTTGAACAAACGAGTGAATTTAGCCGGTGATTTACTGAATGATTTGTATCGCAATTATTTCCACAAGTTGGTGCGCGACTTTCAAAAACATGTGTCGCGTGAAATGAACACGGGGTCATGGAAATCCAAGGGGAACTACATGAACATTGTGACAGCAACCAACATTTACAAGGGAATCAAACCGTTGACGGTAGAAAATGGACTGAAACGTGCTCTTGCGACGGGCGACTTTTCCTTTGGAACAAAATACATGAATGGCAACAAGGTGGGTGTTGCCCAAGTCTTGAATCGGCTCACGTATGCTGCTGGTCTGAGTCATTTGAGACGAGTCAGCAAGCCCATTGATAAAAGTTGTAAATTGGTCGACCCGCGAAAGTTGGCGGGAAGTATTTGGGGGTTTCTTTGTATTGCCGAGACACCCGAAGGTCAATCCGTCGGTGTCGTGAAAAACATTTCCTACATGACACAAATCACGTTGCGGACGGATGCCTCTGCCTTGCCCGACCATGTTCAACCTTACCTTACGGGTTACGACATGACGGAGACCAAGCTCTTTCTGAATGGTGTTTGGTTAGGATGCACATCTACTCCGCTGGAGTTGTACGAGTCTCTCCGAAACAAGAAACGTAGTGGTGTCATTTGTATTTACACCTCCATTGTGTTTGATTACAAAATGAATGAGATTCATCTGTGCACGGACGCAGGTCGTATGGTTCGCCCCCTTTTCGTGGTTCGCGATGGAAAATTGCTGTATACCAAAGAAGTGGAAGACAAGTTGAACGACCAGGAGATTGGATGGGACCACTTGATTATGGGACCTCAGGCAGTCATTGAATATATTGACCCGCATGAACAAAACAGCGCACTGATTTCCATGGATTTGAAGATTCCCACACGACTGTATACACATGCCGAATTGCATCCAAGTACCATTTTCGGTATTCTCGCCTCGTGCATTCCCTTTCCTCAGCACAACCAATCTCCTCGTAATACATATCAGTGTGCCATGGGTAAACAGGCCATTGGGATTTCCGGTATGAATTATCGCGACCGCATGGACAAGACCTCGTATGTCTTGAACTATCCTCACAAGCCACTGGTAGATACACGTGTCATGCACATGTTGAAACTTCATGAATTGCCTTCCGGAACACCTGTCATGGTAGCCATCATGACCTATACGGGATACAACCAAGAAGACAGTATCATTGTGAATCAGGGTGCAATTGACCGCGGATTGTTTCGTATTACGGCCTATCATACGGAAAAAGACGAAGACAAGAAAGTGCATGGGGACAATGAAATTCGGTGCAAACCGGACAAGTCCAAGACCAAAGGCATCAAGTTTGCCGATTACGACAAGTTGTCGCCCGAGGGACTTGTTCCAGAAAACACACCGTTGAATGACAAGGACATTATCCTAGGGAAAGTGGTTCCTATCAAAGAGGCGCGAAATGACCCGTCCAAACCCATTAAATTTCAGGATGAAAGTCTCGTCTTTCGTGCAGATGAACCCAGTTATATGGACCGCAACCACATTGGTGTCAATGGAGATGGATACACGGTATGGAAAGGTCGTGTAAGAGCTGACCGTGTTCCTGAAATCGGGGACAAGTTGAGTTCGCGACACGGACAAAAGGGTACCATTGGAACCATCTTGCCAGAGGCAGACATGCCGTTTACGGACGATGGGGTGCGACCTGACATCATCATCAATCCGCATGCCATTCCTTCTCGTATGACCATTGGCCAATTGATGGAAGAATTATTGGGCAAACTTCTCTTGGAACTCGGTATGTTTGGAGATGGAACCGCCTTTTCAGAAATTCCCATGAAGACATTGATTACAGAATTACGCAACTCCAAGATTGAATCTAGTGGCAATGAAATCTTGTATGATGGCTTTACAGGAACTCAAATGGAAGCGGCCATTTTCTTGGGCCCGGCCTTTTATCAGCGATTGAAGCACATGGTTCGCGACAAACGCCACAGTCGTGCAAGAGGTCCTATGGTCAACCTCACACGTCAGCCGGCCGAGGGAAGGTCGCGTGATGGCGGGTTAAGGTTTGGTGAAATGGAGCGTGATTGCACCATCTCGCACGGTATTTCCGCCTTTACACGCGACCGCATCTATACAGCATCCGATGCCTTTCAGGTTCACATTTGTAAGTTGTGTGGGCTGATTGTTCCCTACAATGATGAATACAAGATTCACCTGTGCAAGTGTTGCGACAATCGGACTCAATTCAAACTGGTCAAGATTCCCTATGCGTTCAAGCTCATGTGCCACGAACTTATGACCATGAATGTGGTTCCGAGATTCTTGACCAAATAAACATAAAAAGAACATTTAAACGGGTACAGGTAAAGCATCTATGGAACAATTGAATGTATTCATTCAAGAAAAACGTATTCCTAATATTATTTTTCACGGTCCTCATGGAAGTGGCAAAAAGACGTTGGTACGAGAGTTCATTCAACGTCTTTATGAAAAGAAGGACATGGAGACGTGCGTCATGTATGTGAATTGTGTAGTTGGTAAAGGCATCAAATTCATACGAGAAGACCTTAAATTTTTTTCCAAACAAAACATTCATGATACGTTCAAGTCGGTCATTTTACTGAATGCGGAGAAGCTGACCCCGGATGCACAGTTTGCTCTCCGGAGATGTGTAGAACAATTCAACCACACGACAAGGTTTTTCATTGTTACCACCGACAAGTACAAGCTCATCAAACCTATTTTATCTAGGTTTTCTGAATTGTACGTCGGGTCGGAAGTCAACCTGTATACGCAGCACAACAATAGCCGTGTGAATACTGATGCACTGGAAGGTCAGCGAAGTCAAGCACTGTATACACGCCTCCAAGAACTTACTCCGGAAAATCTTATCTCCACAACGGAGTGGCTGTATACACATGCCTATTCTGCATTAGACCTCATTCGTTATGTAGATACCCAGGAAGTTGGGGACAAAGATGATTGGATGGCAGTATGCGCAAGTATACAGTATGACATTTACGATGAAAAGGTCGTCATGACCATTTTGCTTCATTCGCTTTTATTTCGTAAAGAATTAGTTGTTAAAATATAAAAGTAAAGAATGGACGACAACAACATGGCCATGTTAAAAGAATCTCAAAGTGAGTGGGGTCTCAAGCTTTTACGTATTATCATGCCGCACATTACGGACGGCATCCATGCCATGTTTACGGAAAGCAAAACCATTTGTGATGCCACGGATGAAAAGGAAAAGTATTTGATGACGTTTCAGAATATTTTGTCTAGGGTTCCTAAATGGAACAATGAAATTGTACTAAAGGAAACAAAACGCATTGAAGAGGAAAGCGGATGCACTTATTTAGAGGATTTGATTACCTGTGTACACATTGCTCATTTGAAAATGTTGTCTTCCATCCGAACAGGAAAAACACAGAAAAAGATAGAAATCAACATTCCCAAGCTTCCTCAATTCATCCACAGTGTCTACATTAACATTTCCCGTGAAATGTACTCCAACGTATACTTGTTTGACCCGGCAACGACCTCGCTTGCCGTTCAAAAGAACAAGGAACGCATTAAGGAAATCATTCGGCAAACCATATTGAATACCATTCGGGATAACATTCCTGTAGAACAGTTGTTAAAATGTTATTTGGATGAGACGACAGAAATCATAGACGGACCGAAAAAAAGTAAGGAAGACAAAGAAAAAGAAAAAGAAAGAGAAAAGGAAAAAGAGAAGGAAAGAGAAAGAAATCTTCGCTTTTCTGAAACCAACATGGCCATCAGTGTAGACAACGAGGAAAGTGTATACGTTCCTCAAGAAGAGAAAGAAAAAGACCCCGACGAACCCGTCTTGAGAATATTGGACAATGCAGACCCAATTGTTGTAGAAGATTTAACCCCTAATGAACCTAAGCTGGATATTATGGAATTGAAAGAAGAAATACTTGTACCTGAAGTGAAAAAAGAACCTGAAATTGTACTGGACATTGAAGAGTTAAAGTAGATGCGTAGAATCAATCCAGAATTAGTATACACCTCTAGTATGAATTTCGGATTAACGGCTGTTCTTATAGGCGTTTTATTTGTGGCATTAAAGTTTGCTCTGCATTACAAGGAGTCTCCTACTCCTGACATGAAAGAGGGTGTATTGGCCGTTATTTCAGCCCTTGGAGGCTTGTACGCCATGGATTTATATTCTCAACGAGTGACCAAATCGGTAGAAGTGTTTACCAACAAGCCCGAGTTTTGAGGTTCATAGGCGCGTAAACGACGAGTCAATTGGTCTTTTTGTGCTGTCAATAGTTCTACTTCTTCTTCAAGACGTTGATTTTTCAAATAAACGTCTTGGTATTGCTGAGTTGCTTTCTGTTTGAGTTTTCTTATTGTATCTATGACAAAGGTCCAGTGCGATGTCAAGTATACTTCTCTTTCTTCTAGTAATTGAAACAAGACCGGCATGATTTCTTGAGGAATGGGAGTATTGTCCAGTATACTAACTTCGGTCACCCATACTCCCGGAACTGGTGGAGCTTGGTGTGGATGGGTTGTAATTTGAGATTGAATGATGAGGTTCCCTTTGTAGTCTACTACAAACGTATACTTCATGGTGACGGTAGGGTAAATGCCAAAGGCGGGAAGAAAAGGTCGGACGGGTCCAATTTCTGTATACAACATAATCTAGTCTACTAGATAATTTATCAGTCTTTTACGCACTGCACGTTTCACAGGGAGCAATAGTAAATTGGGTCGTATGATGTTTTGGTTTTCGTCGCAAGTAGTAGACACCGGTTTTCAATCCCTTTTTCCATCCATAGAAATACATGGACGTAAGAATAGTATACGTGGGGTCCTTGATCCACAAATTTAAACTTTGTGATTGACACAGGAATGCACCACGGTCGGCCGCCATGTCAATGAGATGCTTCATCGGCATTTCCCACACTACTTTGTATTTTTGTTTTAAATGAGATGAAATGTCCAAATGTTGCACACTGCCATGATGGGCTACAATACTGTCTTTTACCTCCATGGACCACTGGTTGCATGCAATCAAATCATGAATCAAATATTGATTCACCACCACGAAATCGCCTGCCAACGTTCGCCGGGAATACATGTTGCTGGTAATCGGTTCAAAACATTCATTGTTGCCTAAAATTTGAGACGTGGACGCCGTCGGCATGGGAGCCAACAACAACGAGTTGCGAACTCCCCAGGTCTGTATACTTGTTCGTAGGGCATACCAATCGTATCGGTCCGAAGGAGATACTCCCCACATGTCAAACTGGAGAATCCCCTGAGAAAGAGGCGACCCGGAAAATGTACTGTACGGACCATCCCGAATAGAGAGTTCTACACTCTTGGTCAATGCCGCATGATACATGGTTTCAAAAATGAGTTTGTTCAGAGCAACTGCTTCTGAGCTATGAAAAGGAATGTCCATCAAAAAGAAGGCGTCGGCCAATCCCTGTACCCCCGTTCCTAGAGGTCGGTGGCGCAAATTGCTACGACGTGCCTTTTCAGTAGGATAATGGTTTAAATCTACAATGCGATTTAAATTTTCTACGACCACTTGAGTCACTCGGTGAAGTTCATCAAAATCAAACTCCTTGTTCTTCACAAACGCTGTCAGGGAAATGCTGGCTAAATTGCAAACAGCTGTCTCGTTCTTATCACTATACTGAATGATTTCCGTACACAAGTTGGACGACTGAATGACACCTACGTTTTTCTGATTGGATTTATGATTGCAAGCATCCTTGTATAGAATGGACGGTGTCCCTGTTTCCATTTGAGCATCAAGAATTTTAAACCACAATTCACGAGCAGATACCGTCTTGGTTGCCTTTCCAGCAGCCTCGTAGCCCTCGTAGAGTTTGACATAGTCATCGCCATAGACAGTAGCCAGTCCAGGACATTCATGTGGACAAAAGAGAGACCAGGTCGTATCCGCTTCCACACGTTTCATGAACAAGTCGGGGACCCATAGGGCATAGAACAAATCGCGAGCTTTCGCGTTTTCATCCCCCGTATTTCGTTTTAAATCAATCCAGGCTTCCACGTCCGAATGGTCCGGAGAGAGATAAATGGCAAATGACCCGTTGCGCTTCCCTCCGCCTTGGTCTACATATCTCGCCGTCTCATTGAACACTCGCAACATGGGAACAATACCATTGCTTTTACCGTTCGTCCCTTGAATGTGGGTTCCGGTTCCACGAATGTTGTGAATGTGGAGACCAATGCCTCCGGCCAATTTGGAGATGAGGGAACAGTCCTTGAGAGTATCGTAAATACCATCAATGGAATCTTCTTGCATTGCGACCAAGAAACAGGAGCTCATCTGAGGAACGTTGGTTCCTGCGTTGAACAGGGTAGGTGTTGCATGAGTAAAGTATTTTTGTGACATCAGGTCGTAGGTTTCCTTTACTTTAGCAAAGTTATTTCCGTGAATGGCGACGGCCACACGCATCCACATGTACTGCGGTCTTTCTACAATCGTAGAATCTTGTTTGAGTAAATAGGCCCGTTCCAATGTCTTGAATCCAAAGTAGTCTATTAAATAATCACGTTCAAACACCAACATGGACTGAATTGTATCGCCGTGTTCACACAAAATATCATAATAGTCTTTGTGTATACGGCCGGATGTATACAACTGATGTCCTACCAAGACAATAGAATCACAAGTATTCTTGTGATTGTTAGAGATGACGATACGACCAGCCAGTATACCAAAATCGGGATGTTCTGTACACCGAGCGGCGCATTCTTGCGCACTCAATTCGTCTATTTTAGAGGTAGAAATCCCATCATGAAGCTGTTCAATGATGTGGATGGCGAGTTTGGGAATGTCCAAGGATAATGGAGGGGCAATGGCCGACAACGACCTCAAACGTTCCGAAATGGTATCAAATCGGACAGGTTCGCGTTGACCATTTCGTTTGACCACCTCCATATGCATAGTATACTCAAAGATAGTTTAAATGGATTCTATAACACTCTTAAAAAATTGAAACGGTTTTCCCTAAGATAGAAATGCACAGCTAAAAAGCAATCATGTGGGCCAACATCGTAAAAGCTCCCTCCAAGCCCAAGAAGGCAGGCGTCCCGCTTGCTTACACCGTGGCAGAATACGGAATTGCAGTGGGAGCGTCTTGGGGAGACATTGCCTTCTACAACGAAAAAGAGGACGGGCCTTACAAGGAGTTCCTTCTTGAAAGCGCACGGAAACGTGCTGCGGTCAAGGAATACGACCTACGGCCCCGTGCTCTTCAGGTAGAGTTTGACGAGGAAAAACAGGAACAGGATGCTCAAGAAGACCAACCGGACCAACCGGACGAAGCTCAACAACAGGCTCGGCTAGATGCGTTGTGCAAGTGCGGATGTGGCCGCCCAGCCCACAAAAATCCTCGGCCGGACTTTGTCGGACACTGCTGCGGATGGTGCAAGAAACACAACGGCAAGCGCGGACATGGCGACGGATGCGGTAAGTAAAACCATTAAAACGGGGGCAACCCCATTTTTTTTATGACTACGTATACTATGGAGTGTCCTAAACGGTGTCCCAAGTCTACCCGATGTAATAAAAAGATTCGTGTGTGCGAACCTAAAACATTAGCTAAATGCAAGAAAGGGACAACCATGAATTCCTTGACTCACCATTGTGACCCTCCTGTATCCAAGATTAGTCGGTGTTATAAAGGAACGAAACGAAATCCTAAAAACGGCTACTGTGAAAATGTTTTCATTAAACTGTGCAATGCGTACCTCATGGACCCCAAGTTGGACAGAATGCTCCAAACGACCTGGCTCACCCATCAAGATTGTAATATATTTACCATTGGCGAACGACACGGTGTACATACCCAGTGTACGGCCATGTTAACCATGTTTAAACAAATGATATCCATGAACAATTCCTTGTCCAAACCAGTTCGGTTTGACATTCTGATTGAATTTACTCAAGAAGCGGCTCACAAATTCAAGGCTTACCAAGACGTGGACATACCCGATGTCCTTACGTTTACTCAAATGAACCGTGTACGACATTATTTCAATGGATGTTTACAAAAACGCAATTGTCCGGTTCGTGTACACTGGGTAGACCCTACCCTAACGGCTCAACGGTTGCCCAACTGGTTGGATGAACTGTCTCACATTGATTGGGGAAGCGGTGGTCTTACTAAGTGGACGATGATTCCTGCCATCCGTGAACAGATAGAGTCCGAGAGCGACGTTCTAAAGCTACTTACCGAAAATGTCATTGTCATGAAAGAGATTGAAAAGGCCTCCAAAGTCAATCCCAAATTCAATCTAGAGTTTTGTAAAGATTTGTTCATGAAAAAGTTTACTCGTGAGGTGGAGTCATCGGGTGTATACTGGTTTTATTCTGTGCACATACAGTTGCGCTATGTCATGGACTTTTATGCCGTCGCCAGAATTATCAAATTGAAAATGAAAGAGGTCGTGTTTTATGCAGGGAACCTTCATGTAGTCAACATCATAGAGATTTTAGCCGCATTGAACTTCAAAATGGTTCGTACCATCAACGGTGAATGTATATAAAATTGAATTGATTAAGTCTATGTTTTCTGGGTAAGAAAACCATGGAGTGCCCTGTTTGCATGGACCAGATGGCGTGTTCTACCACGATTTGCGGACACACCTTTTGTGAGTCTTGTCTTAGCAAGGTAGTTACCACGTCGTTGTTTTGTCCGCTCTGTCGTCGTATACTGCTAGACGAAACCATTTCCATCAAAGTATTGAACGAAAGTATCCTAGATTCCCTCATGTCCGTGTCCAAAAAGAAACGGAACTTGTATTGGAAGGGGTTCAACAAACTGAACCAACTCGTAAAAAACGGGTCTCTTCTAGAGGATGAGATGGGGTCCGAAATGATTTCACTACTCTTTCGTGTCGTAGGCGAGTCGGCAAAACACTTTATCAAAATGGAAATGCTGGAGGCCGTACTTCGCCGCAAGGACTATGAAGATTTACCCTACGTGGATTGGCGATACCTATTTATCAAAGCATGAAAATTGAAACGATTCTCACTACGTCTATTCTATACACCTTCGGCATGGATATTTCTACGGTAGAACGCGAACTTCGGCGGGCACAGCGTAAGTACAACCGGGCCATTCACCAGCTAGACGGCGACGCTGACGTTGTCATGCGAGAGGCAGAAACGCCACGTCCGGTCAAGCCAACTCCCATGGACGACGTAGAAGAAACACCGGTCATTCTTCCAACTCCGCTCAAGGTAGGAACGTTTTGGGTTCTTGTAAACGGCTTCTACACACCAATGCAGCTCCACTACGCCTAACAAGGTATACCGGATACAACTAGAATACACTTTTTTAGATTTAAATACAAAGGCGTAGTATAGGCTAAGATGCCAAAGATTGTGGATGCGTTTACATTTTATAACGAGATTCAACTTCTCTCTTATCGTCTTCATTTACTTTATGATGTAGTAGATGTCTTCATCATTGTAGAAGCCAATCATACCTTCATGGGAACTCCAAAAACATCTCTCTTCCAAGAACAAGTTCATTTGTTTGAAAAATTCAAGTCCAAAATTGTCCATGTCATCGTAGATAATTTACCCTGTTTGCCTCCGGATGTCTCCAAGGGAGAACAGTGGCTGAATGAAAAACATCAACGAAATTGCATTGATGTTGGACTACAACAGTTAGCCTTGGACAAGGAAGACTTTATTGTTATCACCGATTTGGATGAAATTCCTGACCCTAGAACCTTATCTCTTATCAAGCAAGGCAGCATACCGGTTCAGTTTAGTATACTGTTGATGGATTTGTATTACTACAACTTGTGTACACAATATGAAAAAAAGTGGTTCCATGCCAAGATTATTTCATATGGACACTACAAAGACTTGAACAAGGTGTGTGACACTTTACGACTTACCTTTGACTGTCCTATCATTCCTCGAGGGGGATGGCACTTGTCTTATTTTGGGTCGCCTTCGTTTGTCAAACACAAGACGGAAACCACTCCGCATCAAGAGTTTAACAATGCAATGACCAGAGATTTATCCGTGATAGAAGAGAGAATGAAACAAGGGAAAGATGCTTACAATCGGGGGGTAGACCCTATCCACATTCCTATTGTCAAGAATACCTATCTACCTATCTTGTTTGAAGTGTTTCTCATTAACTTCGCCACACCACATATCATTAACTAAATGAATTAGAACTTAAACGTGTTTTATATAGTATGTTGACGTTGGACCAAATTGTAGAGATGAATACCACTTCGGCCGGACAGCCGTGGAATAAGCTCAACAAGTCGTTGAAACTCAAACGACTTATGGATTTTGCAGACAAGTACAGTGAAACAGAAACCCTGGACGAACCCCGAAAACAACAACTCAAACAAATGTTGAAAGACAAATTGGACAAGAAATGTTTGCAGAAAATCAAAGATGTGGTCTACAATGCCGCGGAAGAACGAATTGAAAAAATTCCCGCCCTCTACATGGTACACAACAAGTATACACTCCGGTCGGATTCTGTGTCACCCCTCTCGTCCATGACCCCCAAGACGGTAAAGAAACCCGAGTCTAAGCCCTTAGCAGTTCCTTCTGCATCGCCGTAATGCGCCGACAAGCTTCCGCACTCATACACAGTCCGCCTTCCATCCACTGTTGAAATTCGGATGAATAGGCATCACTACACAAGTAAAAGTTGGGGATAGGTTCTTGAAAATACTCCGTCAATTGTTCACTATTTGCGTTCTTGGTCCAGTAAGCAACTCCATAGTCCCAAAAGTGAACCTCGGTGGTTATTGGAGTCGGTAACTCCAAGTTCAATGCTTCCTTGATAAAATATTTTAAAGCACGATTTACACCAGGTACTCCGTACGTGGCGTAAACTTGATTCCAAAAGAGAGCAAACTTGTGGTCGGAATAAGCAATTTGTAAACACGTGTCGTGGGGGATGATGATACGCAAGGGTGTTTTAGAAGTATACTTGGGCATGTCTTTGAACCAAGGTTCCTTGAACGTACAAAAGATGCGACAAAGAGGACCGTTGATGAGCTTGTTCAAATGATGTATACCGAGGGAGAATTTTTTCACGAGATTCTTTTCCAGTGTACAAATGCACCACGGAGCATAATACACTTGATTCTGTGTCGCGATTCTATACCCTTTGTCCGTGCGTTGGACCGATCGAACATCCTGGTTGAGCTTGAGTATACAGGAAGGGTACAATTTTAACCGACGAACCAATTCTTCTATGACCTGAGACAGTCCATGTTCCAACCGAAAGAAAGGCTGGTTCATGTGTTGAAGAAGATGAATAGCATCTTTGGCATTCATGACGACGATTTCAGCATAATATCCGATAGAATCTTTCAGTTGTTGTACTTCTTCTTCCGAAAGGACTACCCGCATGTACTCTTCCATGGTATACTTGGTCAAGTCATGTGCATAATCCAATTTGTTGTAGACCCCCAATTTCCATAAGAGAGACGAGAGAGGCGTTTCAGGAGATTCTGCAATCTTCATGTTGTCGGGGATGGATACAACATCAGGAATCAAGTTGAGTTCTTGGAGGAGACGCGTCAAGGTTTTATGTTCGCGGTTGAAACGAGCCCCTCCACATTCCACGTTGAGCCGTTTGTCGGTATAAATGCGTCCGCCCCAGCGGTCATTCTTTTCCAAAACGATGATTTTTTGGACGGGGTTTTCTTGAAGAAGTGTATACGCTGAATATAGTCCGGAAATACCTCCTCCGAGTATCATACCTTACGTTTAGATTTCTTTTGTTTTCGTTTAGGTTGTAAACCAAACGTTTTTGACCGAGTGAAACTTTGTTTCGGTCTCACCTTTTCCGTAAGTTCTCTGCGAAGCGTCTTCGTATCTTTTCCCTCGGTTGTAATATCATAGTGTTGACATGCTTTACGAAGCTTGCTTGGGTTTAGCGATTGAATTTCTTCTAACGTGATATCTTCTGAGGCAGGTGCTGCAACCGGACTAGGCTTAGTAACATCATCCATACTACTGGGTCCTGGCGGTTGAACATGAACAGACAAATCCATTCGTCTTGGACGAGCACCTATCAATTCTTCAATGACGCCCTCCTTTAACGTAATGATAGCATCGGCATTGACTTGTTGTCTTATACATGTATCTTCTGGACACAGATGATAGGTTCCAATCACAAAAAAATAAGGTATGTTGGTAGGTTCAGTATATGAAAAAATAGGGTCCGATAAAGGACATACTTGATATCCATCATGATGTTGACGATATACTTCATACCTTAAATAAGGCATAATAGGATTCCCTGCACCCCAGTTTGAAATGTGCGTTTTTTTCATAAAAGAATGAACCATATCATAAAGTATACTTCCAAATGGAAATTCCAATACATGTTGAACTATCTTTAAATTACCTGCATCTACCCCCGATATAGCATGTGCAGTCGTAAAATTTCTTAAGTGGAATTCTTTAGCAGTTAACAAATTTAAAAAAGGGGATTGTTTACCCATATAAGGAGGAGGGCGAATCAATACATCTATTCTAACTAATCCACTCATACCTTACGGCTATATTTTTATACACCTACTATACATGAAGGTTCTTGTATTCATCGTGTTTTTGTTATTTGTATTGTTGTTTAGAAGTATAAGGGAAGGAGGACCTGGCGACAATGATAGAGAAAACATTACCGAAACAAGAAAGAAATTACTGGAAAAATATGCAGAATCAGATGGTTATAAAGAGTTTACACTTCAGCGTATTATGAACACAACATCTATCCCTTCAAGGGATAGAATCGCCATAGAGCAAATCATAAACCTCTATAAAGACGGACCTACGAATAAAAAAATTACGGCCCGAATGAAATCGGAGGAGGCACTGGAAGTACTAGAACGAATAAATTAGATTTTCTTTCGGTTAGTTTTTTGTCTTTTTCTTTGTTTTATTTTACCAAATATTTTAGGAAATGCATCCCTAGGTCTAAACGAACGAGTTCCCTTTTTTGGTTGTGTCGTCGGAGCTGCCTTTGTTGGTTGTTTCGTCGGAGATGGATAATCTCGCATACTGTCATCTTCGGCCGGTTCATATCTTGACATGTCCCTAGCAGGAACATCAACAACTAAATTCTTTCTTACGGATGCGGATTTTGCCCGTGGTTGAGGAGCTTTTGGATGTTCTCTGCTAGTATCGGGGTATCTAGCTAATAACCTGTCAACGTCTCCAGATGTTTGTACATGGATTAGCCCAGAAGGTATCTCCGTTTGTGCTGTATGAGTCCACTGATTCATTTGGATTAAGAATGTTTCAATCCTATCATCTTGTTCCAGCAATAAAGGCTCGTTTATGTTTGCTATCATATATCCACTTTCCGGATGACTGCGATATAATACTACCGAATGTAATATTAACGTATCATCTCTAGGTATCATATTTAGGAACAAACGATGTAAAAAATCATACACGGATATGTCAGATGGAACAGTTACATAACGACTGATGGCTCCTCCAAATAGAAGTGGTACATTCTTACTTCTATCTCTTAAAATCATTCTATGAGTTGTGTAGTCTCCCGAATCAAACATTAACGGGGGCGAATAAAAAATTTCAGTCCGAATGATTCTTTCGGTCATACCTTACGTTTAGATTTCTTTTGTTTTCGTTTCCGTCTCTTGCGTGAAGCTCCGCTTGCAAGTAACCCTGCCTTGTATTGTTGATAGGTTCCGTATAAAAACGCGATAAAGGCTGCTCCTGCCATGGCTGCAGTAAACCTCTTTCTAAACAGTTGAATGGGTGTATCCCCTTTTGATTCATAGGTTATTTTTTTCAATCCAATGTAAATGACATAGTCAAAAAAACCCCATTTTTCTTTGGTCATTACGGTATCCGACCAACATCCTAGGCTTAGCATAGTAGCAGGAACACCATACATGGATTCGTCCCACGAATTTTTGATGGTAAACGTAGCTTTGTCCGGGTTGTATTTACTAAGCACAATAGCATGACCATCAATGCTTCGTGTAAGTCCATCTATGTAGACGCCAAAGTATTCGCCAGGATTTGGGACCATGACATTTTCACCAAAGGACCGTATTGTTCCTCTAAAGGTTTTAGCCATAAGACGTATTTTAGCAACATCTACACCATAACTGCGAAGAAAGTCTCTAATATGGCGTTCATGCCTTTTTAATTCGTGTGGAATGAAAGGAGAAAGAGAGTAAATACTACCGTTAATGTCTACCTCAACGACTTTATTTGAAATGTTTGCATTAATAATCTTAAATAACAAGGGTACATGGTGAAATCCAGGGTCTTCAATACAAATGGTATAAAAGTCTCGTATGATGTAAAAAATGTACAAAAACATGCACGCCTTGATATATTCGTCGTACTCAGGCGTTCCCAACGGCGGAATCTTCAGTAAGTCGGGTCTACTTCCAAATCCTGAAGCATCCGTATCAAAAAAGGCACGAATTGTTTCACTGGTTATATTTGTATTTAATTTAAACACGTTATTCAGATACAACCTGGCAATTGTATGATATAAACAGGTACCGTCATCCCCTTGGCTGGTAATGGTGTTTGTTTCGTTGCTATGTTGAAGGAGGATACCTCTTGTTTTTGGTGGCATATTTTAAACGTTTATTCTTTTTTATATAAAGTGTAGTGCGTTTATGTTTTTTACGTGTCATTTGTCCAGATGCAAACGTTCCTTTTAAATAAAGAGCAAAAATAGCAGCCACAATTGCCACAAAAACCATTTTTTTGGCCTCATAAATTTTAATAATCGGAGCAAACCTTTTTTTGAAAATCTGAATGGGTTTATCACCAACAGGGTCATAATTAATAGTATCATACCCAACATAGACAACATCGTCAAAAAATCCCCATTTTTTTGTTTGAAATCTTGTATCCGACCAACATCCCATGCCTAATAAGTCTACAGTTGTGCGATATGTATTCTCTCCCCATGAATTTTTTATTTCCATGGAGTCTCCATCAAAGTTACATACGATAATGGCGTGTCCCTCAAAATGGAAATGTTCAAGTCCTTCTTCGCTTACACGTACGGCAAAGTATTCCGTTGGATGTTTAGCCATGACATCTGTTCCAAACGAACGAATTGTTCCGCGTATATTTGTATGAAAAAACTGTATACGTTCTATATCTACACCACTAATAAACTGTCTAATGTTGACTGCATGTTTTTTTAACTCAACAGGTATAGTAGGAGGAAGTTCATAAGTTGTTTCAGATTCATCGAGAGGTATAGTGTACGAATGTTCTGCCATATTTGCTTTAATAGCCTCCACTAACATAGGTAAATCGTAAGCCGAACCCGAACATTGTTTTGCATCATATATATGTTTTATAATGTAAAAAATGTACAAAAACATACATACCTTGATGTATTGCTGATAAAGAGGAGACCTTTTTGGTGGAATCGGAATATTTTCAGGATGTCTTCCTTCACCAGATACATAGGTATGAAAAAAATGTTTTAATATTTCATCTGTTATTTCTTCGTCCAACTTGAACACATTCCGTAGAAATAATTTTGCAATGACATGATAGGAACAATAAGGGTCCCTTCCTTGTTCTGTCACTGTGTTAGTAGATTGTCGGATGGACAATTTATGTGATGGACGCGGCATATGTTAGTACACTATTTATATAAAATACATTATAAAACGGTACTCTGAGTTTAAAATTAAAACGTAAGTTTATGTTTACGTGTCATTTTTCGTTTCCGTCGTTTGCGTTTGGTATTACCCATCAGCTTATAGAGAGCAAACGCACTTACCCCAGCTAAAGCCGACCCAATGACCATACGTGATAGACCCGGTTTACGAATTTTAACAATATGGCGAGGCAACGAATTATCCTTCTTATGTAATTCGGCTACAATATCGTATTCCTGTTGTCCTTTTATGTTTATCATGAACTGTGTGTAAGCGTCCTCAGAGGATAGTAAGAATGCAATCACCATAGAATACTCTTCCTGTGATAATTTGAGCTGTTGAAAGTTCAACGAGTAGGGTACACCAGATACTTTCATACAAAGATAGGTTTGAAACAACATGTAGTTGACATACACACTAGGGTGAACGTTAGGAAGAATCTTTTTTACATAGTCCGGGTCCAAATCAATCATTAAAAACCCCGTCTCATCATGACACAGATTTTCCAGTTTTATATCGGTGTTATAATAACCCGCAGTAACGAGGCGTGTTAAAAATGATTTAAGTTCTTCAAAAAACTTACCTGTATTTTTAAAATGGTCTATAATAGTATAGGAACAAGCTTTTTTTTCAACGATAAGCGCCATCGTAGCAGGGTTAAAAGTAATGTCCTCTAAACGAAGAAAATCTTTTAATGAATATAGTTTATCAGCAGTTTGGACATGGACAATTTTTGGACTAAGTTCAAGGTCGCCTAACTCATCATATAATTCTAGTTCTCTTTGCATACGTCTAAAAAAGTAGCCTCTTTCGATTTCTTCTCGATTAGGGTCATCGCGAAGAGTATACTGAACAAAGACATACTTTTTATGACCTTTTACATCACTTACCCGTTTGGAACTTCCATCGATATGAGGTTCCATAGATACAAACCTTTTAACGGAAGACATACATTATAACACTATAAATTCTATCACTTCCTCAGGGTCGCAATCCGACGGAATTAATTGTTCCGTTTCCAATACCTTTTTGTATCCATAATTGGAACGGCGGTACAGTGCCTTGGGAGGAAACATTTGACTTATTTCGGTCACCATGTCGGTTTCAAGCGACACATTGGGAGAAGTCTGTATACATTGAATCAGTTCACTGGATACCAATGTAGTCGGAATTCTATATTTTAATCCCCGAGCGTACCAATGTTCTGTCAAAATGGTACATTCTCCTACGACGGTATTCAATACATTCATTCTATCAAAAAACACAATGATGTCTTGCATAGTTTACCTTCCTATAATTTCCACGAGGTGGTATCAATCCGCGGAACCGTTTTGATGAACCGTGTATACTCGCCTGCTTCCAGCGGTGTTCTAGTTGCATTGTTTGCCGCACACAACCCGTACGGGTGCGACGCAGGAACATTGACAGGTTTTACATAGGTTCCGAGACACAGACCAAAGACCACTTGTCGTTGAGAGTAGGCCGACCACATACAGTATACATGGATTAAAAATTGAAACGATTTTTCCTACAATAGACTTTTACAGTCCAAACATGCAACGCCAAATCGGAGAATCCCACTGGGTCAACACCGCCACATGGCTTCTGGAACGCCCCGACCTACTGTTTGCCGTTCTTGGCGGAGGGTACGAGGAGGACGAAGGAACTCAAGCATGCCTGGACCGTGCTCTCCAAAGCACATGGGCCTACATCCTGCATCGCGTTGGCGACTCTTTGGAAGCGACGACGTATTACCAAGGTAAGAAGGTAGAAGTTAGGAAAATGAATTGATTTGCGTCTGCTCTAAACAACGGGGGAAACCCCATTTTTTAAAAAAGATGTATCTGCGATGTATCTATGATGTATCTATGATGTATCTATGATGTATCTATGATGTATCTATGATGTATCTATGATGTATATTGTGTCTTCAAATGGCAGTTCCATGTAGTTTCCAGGGGCAGGTATGCTCGCCCAATTCGCGTCGTGCCTTGTTGTTCATCCTTGCCCGACGAGAGCGATTGACGTCGCGCCGATGGAGCCAATACGTCTTGTTGGGCATGGCGTCGTGTTGTTCCTTAGTCTTGGTGCACGCACACGGCGGAAAATCACTTTCTATCAGCTCGGCAAAATCCAATCGTCCCGACCACAATTCGCCTTCAAAGTATTCGTCGGGAGAGACCCACCGAACCTCCGTCGTGAGTTTTTTCCGAAGCGTGGTTTTCAAGGCGGTTACCCGGCGGGTATGCTTTGATTTTTCCAACAAGAGCTTGCGTTCAAACAACTCATGATGAATTTCACCACGCGCCTTGTCCAGCAAAATTCGTGCACGAAGAGCCTCCATGTTTCACAAAAACTCTACCTATAAAAAAGTGTTTCAATTTTATAAAAATTGAACCTGATTCCCTAGGTAGAGAAATACACCCTTTCCACATGGCTTATACTACGACGTTCGGAGACGTAGCAGAGAATCACGCCAAGATGCAAAAGCTTGGTGTGATGCATGACCATGGATACACGTGCATTCAATTGAAAGAACTAGGTGCGTCTCTCACGGAACAAGGAGTTGTTACCGAATGGATAGACCTTACCCATGATGGCCACGAGGCCGGTGTGCTTGTCCTTCGGAAAGCCATTCAGCACATTTTAGGCGACACGGACGCTCTCAAGGCCGAACACGATGCTCTCGTTCCCGACAAACACGCCAAAATGCGAGGGCGTGTCGTCAACAAACACGCACGCTGGAACTTGTGCTTTGACGACCAAGACCAATCGGCTGATTTTGAAAATGGCAAAGGTACAGTCGTGTCCTGGGACCGTATTCCTCTCACAAATCGTCTACGACAGCAAGTTCAGGCCTGGACACAGGACACGGAACTCAAAGGTGAATCTAACATTTATTATGACCCGAGCAAGTGCGGCATTGGGTATCACGGCGACGGCGAACGAAAAAAGGTATTTGCGGCAAGGTTTGGTCAGGCGGACAAGGTTCCGCTGTATTTTCAGTGGTTTCAGCGGTCACAACCCATCGGCGAACGAATTCTCATTCAGCTGAACGACGGGGACATGTACGCCATGAGTGAAAAGGCGGTCGGTTCTGATTGGCTCAAGAAGACCATTCCCACGATACGCCATGCAGCTGGATGCGACAAGTATACAGTTTACAAAAGTAAACGTAAACCTACGACAGCATTGCCATAAATTCATTCATGTTCTTGGTTCCCATACTAGAATTAC